TCCAACGCATTATTTTAACGAAGTCTTTTAATGCGCCCCTTCGTAAGTGTGGAATACTTTCAGCTACAATACTTATTTCCGTGTTTTTGTGCTTTGTCGCTATGTCTATTAACAACGGAATAACGCCAAAAGTTTTACCCGCTGACGTACCGCCTTGTATTATTTTTATTCGCTTGTCTAACTTTGCAATTTTACTAATTGCAGTCGTCCGTATTAACATCAGGAAATAAAGGTTGTTCTATATTTGTTTGTTCTATTTGTTGAACAGGCGCACCGTAGCCACTATCCATTAGTGCTTTGTATGCTGAAACGTCGCCGTCCCGCATTTTTTTAACCATTGCTAAAGTTCCCAAGTCTTCTTGCGACAAAGTTTCTTCAACGCCTGTTATTGGGTTCTTTGCCTTTTGTGTAGTTTCTAACCAAAGACGTGCTATTGTGCTTCGGTTTCTACTTCCTTTCGGACGTCCGTTTGGGTTTCCGCTTTCGCCTTTCTCCCAATTTGGTTTTAAATTGTCTTCTTTATTCATTTCGGTGTAATTTCGGTGTTTAAATTAATTCAAAACTTGCGGTAACTCTATTTTCAGAGCCACTTGTTAAATTTCCAACATTACTTTTTAAATCTCCTTTATGTGGAGTGTTTCTTCCATAATGTGTACACGCCCATTGATTTGATTTCTTTAAAGCGTTTATTAAACTTGGTGCTGATGTAACTATATTAAATCTCCATTTATCTTTTTTGTAAACTTTACCTACTTCATTCAACAATTTTAACCCTATTCCTGCTCCTTGATAATCGGGTAAAATAACTAATCGGTGAACTTTTTTTAAATTCTTAACTTTAGGATGTGGAAAATGTAATATGCTTATAAATCCTGCTATCTCATCATTTACCGTTGCTATAAATACATTTGCAGCGTTATTATGTGAATGACTTAAATAATGATGCTTAGCAAACATTTTCCAAATTGTTTTATCTCCTGTATGGAATATTTCAAATTTAATTTCTGGTCTATTTTTTTTTTGCCCTTCAAAACTTTGAAAGGTCATTGTGTCTGTATTAAATACCCAATCAGGAAGTAACCAATCTTGTACGTCAAAGTGACAAGTAACTGCTATAAATTTTTTATCCGTTTTTCTAATGGCTTTCTGCATAGCAAAAGAACCTATTTGTGCAACATTTCTATCCACTACACTTGTAAATTCATCAAATACAAAAAACTTTTGTTCTTCTAATATTGCTCTTGCTAAATCAACTCGCATTTTTTGTCCGTTACTTAATACGGAATAAGGCTTTAACCAACTTGGTGGACTTGAAAACCCTACTGAATTAAAAGCTGAAGTTATTTGTTCAACACTACATTCTTTTGGCATATCGTCTAAAACAGTTTCCTTCGTGTATTCATAAGATGTTATATAAGCGTCTTGAAATAATTGTTTTGCTATCGTTGTTTTACCTGTTCCGCTTTTTCCTACAATTAAACCTATTTGCCATTGTTCAGGTATTTCAATATCTCCTTTAAAATGTTCTACAATATTTTCAGATTGCAAATCAAATTTACCTATTACAGAAGCAACCCTAAACGTTTTGCTTGGCTTTACTTGTTTTATAATGTCAAAAGTCGGCATTCGTAACCCTGTTCTATTAATTTGTTATAACTATTTTCTTGATGTTCTTCGTCTTTACATACAATTTCAATACGATATAAATTATCTATTGTACTTGATAAGTCTTTTAATTCATTTTCAGCATCTTTAAATATTGGTATGTCTAAACCCCAATCCGTTAATTTGTCCGTGTCCCATTCATTCGCTAAAATATCCCAATCCCATTCTCCAAAACCTACGTTGTCTTTTACTATGAATTCGTCTTTTTGTTCTTCGGTTAAATCTTTCGCTTGTACAATATAAACTTCTTTTAAACCTGCTTCAATACAAGCTTTGTGTCGCATATTTCCACCCAAAATAATATTGTTTTCATCTACAACTATTGGACGTAGTTCTAACATTTGTGGAAACTCCTTAATTGAATTGACTAACTTTTTAAACTTATCGTCTTTAATTAAACGTGGGTTCTTTGGGTTCGTCTTTATGCTGTTTATTTTAACCTTCGCTACTTGCATCTTCTGTTTGTTCTGGACTGTATTCGTTGTAAATTACTCTTAACTTACTTACTAAATCACGCAAACAACTTGAACAAGTGCTGAAGGTTAATTTTTGGTTTAGTACTCTGTTGTTAATTGCTATTAGACTTGTTTGTTCATCGCTTGTTAGTGTGTTCGTGTTTTGCTTAAAATAAGCGTCTAACGTGTTAAACTCGTCTTCTGTTAAACACAAAGGTTTTGCATACGGAAATAGTTTATTCAACTTTTCTTTACGTTCGTCACATCCGCAGTCTTCACCTGCAATAAATTTAACTAACTTGTCTATTCCTGTTGCTTCTGTAATTTTTGCGATTGTATCGCCTAATCCTTTACTTTTCATTTTTTCTTTTTTATTAGTTCGTAATCTTTATTTATAAAATCTTCGTAGTCTTCACCTACGTTATTTTTAATTCGTTTTTTGCAAGTCTTAACCGTGTTAAATATACTTGTTACACTTATGTTTGTTTCACTACTTATTTGTCTTAAACTTTTATTCGTGTTTTTGTATAACTCAAATAATTGTTTGTCGTACCAATGCCAACTATCACATTCTAAATCTACGTTATTTAACAAGTCGTTGTAAGCTTCGTTTTCTTCTGTGTTGTTTTCTTCTGCTAAATTATAAACATCGTCTAAAGGTATAAATTTGATTTTGTTGTTTTTGTTCACGTGCTGAAGGAAAGTATTTTTCAAAGCTAACCACATATAACCTTTACTTATGTTTCCGTCTTTAAATAGTTTTTCTTCGCTGCTCCACTTCATTAACATTATGTAAGTTTCCTGTACTATGTCTTCGGCAAAGAAATATTCGCCAAATTGATTAACCATTTTAACCCATTCGTTATGATGCTTTGCAACTTTAGTTAACCATTCCAATTTATATTGTTTAGATATTAAGCAAATGTATGATTAATTTTTCAACAATAAACAAACAAAGTTTTTAACAATTAGTTGTGTACAACAAAAAAAGCGCAAACAATTAAGTCTGCGCCTACGTTTTTAAGTTAAAAATTTTATCTATTTACAAAGTAATCTATTTTTTTAAGCGTTGAAAGTGAAACGTCTTTGCCTTCTAAAAAGTTTGTAAGCTGGAAAAAGTGGAATTTGTTTCCTTTGTCCTGTATTTCTTTAACTATGCTGTTTCGTGTTTTTAACCTTAAAATGTTTTTTACTTCAATTCGTAGCTGCTCGTCTTGTATGTACATATCAAAACGGTAAGTCATCGTTATCGAAATTGCTTTCGTGTATAATTGTTTGCTTTAATGTTCCGTTAATTTGTGGCTCATTATTTTTTATTTGTGGCTCACCTTTTACAAATGGTTCACTAAATGAAGCCGACATAAACTTAACTCCTTTTGCTGAAGTCTTTAACCATAACGCAACTTCCATATCCTTGCCGTTTACGTTTACCTTGCCTTTGTAGTCTGGGTGGTTTTCCGCTTTTTTGTTGTCGTTCTTAAAAATTGCACCTGTGTTGTTTCTTGTTTCCATTTTTATTTATTTAGATTGTTTGTATTCGTGTTTTAGTCGCTCCAAGTATAGAACAAAGTCCATTGCTTCTTCTTGTGCGTGTGTAAGCCATTCTAACGTTGTTAAATCGGTTCGTTCTAACGTTGTTTGGTATTTCTTTATTCCTGCTTCTGAACGTTCTTTAAATTTAGCCATTACGCTTAAAACGTTTTTGTCTTGTATTTGTATGTTCATATCAACCAATTAAATAAATTGTAAATACCAACGGCAGCAAAACCATAAATTGCTATCCAAATAATAATTGCTATTGTTTTTTCTTTCATATTTTCACGTTGTTTTCGTTAATAAATTCGTTTAGTTTTTTTCTTACTTCAAACATTGGTTCGTTACCGTTGTATTTGTATTCGCTTCTTAACCAATTGTCAAACTCCGTAAGTGCTGAATAATAATTTACTCCGTTGTTTGCAAAGTCAAATTCTTCTTTGTCTTCAGGCAAATTAAATTCAAGTATTGCTTTCATATTGTTTCAATTAAACTGTTAAAATAAACCCTTGCTTCTTCAACCTTGTTTTGTATTTCCCAAATTACAGTTTCATCACGTTCAATTTTAAAGACTTTTACTTTTGTTTGTTCTGGAAGGTGGTCAAAGTTATGTTTCTTTTCTACGTATTCTCTAATTTCTGCGTCTTCGTCAATTTTAAATTGCTTCCAGTGTTCACGTCTAATTTCGTCTTCAACTATTTCTAAAGGAGTATTGACTAAACAATAACAAAGTAGTGCTTCAGTCTTTCCTGTTAGCCACATATAACCCTGTAATTGATAGTAATAATCCTTTGTAGGTATTTCGTCTTCAAAGAACGGAAACGTGTGCGCTTCGTAACTGCATTTAATGTCAAGTAAAACATCATTCGTGTTTACGTCCGGTGTTCCTGTAATCCAATCGTTGTTAAAATGTTCTTCGTTCTTAAATATAAAACCTAAACCTAAAACATCATTTACCAAACTAATTGCTTCGTCTTCGCATTGTAATCCTTTGTCCGTATATCGTGAACTAAACTCTTTTTTTATGCCATACTTGTGTTCTAAAACAAGTTCTTGGATGTAACTCTTTGCCGTTTGACTTAATAGTTCGGTCTTGTTGCGTGGAGCGGTCATCAACCGCCCCAATGCTGAACAACGTATCTTCATAATATATTAATTAATTTGCCATCCCATTGTTTACCATTTAGAAACCACTCAAAGTTTTTTTGATTGATTTTAACATTTGGTAAACCATTAAGCCGTTCTTTAGTAGTGTTGCTGAACCAACCACAATTAGTGATTGACAAAGTTTTATTAGGGTCGTTGTATTTAAACGCTATTGGATTATTATGCAATTTTAAAATAGTTACGTTTGGTAAAACTTCAACGCTTGTATTTGCTTTGTTAAAATTTTCTGCGTTTAGAAATGCGTTTATAGATTGTTCAGTAATTCTTTTCATATCGCTAAAGTTTTTAATTGTGCGGGAGTCAAAGAATAAGTTGCAACTAATTGCTCGGTTGTAAATTCTCCTTTACCTATTGCATCAATTGCTTTTTGAAAACGCTCGTTTGTTATCGTTGGCTTCTTTGGTTCGTGTTTTACTTGTTCGCCAGAAGCGTCTGTGTCTTTGTCCGTAACTAAACCAAGCATTGAACTTAATGCGTAACGTCTTAAATAAGTTATTGCACTACCTAAAACTTGGAACTCGTTCATTCCTTTTAAAATTACTCCTTGCGGAATATCAATTTTGCTTTCGATACTTTCAGCACTTTCAACGTGAAATAAACAAGTTGCAATTTGTGTTCCGTTAATTAGTTGTGTAAACCCTAAACCGTGTTTTTTTAGTAGCGGGTTAATTACTTCAAAAATTTTCGGTAAGTCTGCATAAGTGTAACCGTAACCTTGTGTTGCTTTGTGAATAACAGGTACTTCTTGTTGGAACGCTGCTAAACTTTTAAATAAATGTTTCATAGTTAAATAATTTAAGTTAATAATATATGCAAATATAAGAATAGTTATTTAATAAACAACTATTTTTTTAATTTATTTTTTTAAGTTGGTGGTTTTTTACAATCCAAGTGTCTTCAGGAAAAATAAAATCTTTGTATACATCGCAACGTTCTCCCTTTTTTTTTAAAATCTTTAATTGGTTTAAGTCTTCTTTTGATAGCATTCCTTTTATCCAAACTTTACTAAAATCTTTTAAGACGTGTAAAAAACAATAATAATCGCAATTTTGACTATCGTTAAACGTGCTTAATTTGCAATCGTAATTACTTTTAGGCGTATAATTAGACGATTGAGTTTTACATTCAATTTTATATTTTTCAATTATTAAATCATATTCAAAATCTTGTGCGTGAACTACATTTTTACCTTTGTTTGTGTAATAATCAAAAAGAACAATTTCGCCTATTGCACCAATTAAATTTCCTTTGCCTTTACTGATAGAATTATTTAAAACTTTAAACTCATACAATTTTTTTGCACGTTCTAATTGTTCTTTACTTACGTTAATTTCTATCATTTTAGTTTTTGTTTATAGGTTTCTATTAATTCTTTTAGTTCGTCTTTTGTCCATTTTTTTACATCGTGTGCTTTCGCCTGAAGTTCCATTAATCTTTGCGCTCCTATTCGTTTTTCTATGCCTATCTGGTAGTTAAGTAGGTTACCGCTTAAATAAGTGTTACAAGCTTCGCATTGCAAGTGTACGTTGTCTTCGTCAAACCTTACGTTTGAATGTCCACCTTGTGAATAGTAGTGTCCGGCATTTTCTTTTTTACAAGGTTTATTGCAGGATATACAATTTAGTCCAGCGTCACGAACACGAATAAATTTATTAAACACTTGTTGAGCTATTTTTAAATAGTCGTTTGCAGTTTTTAAGTCTTCAACTAATTTTTTTTTCTTCTTGTTCCATTCCTTTAACTTTTGTGTTTCAACCATTGCTTTTATACATTCGTTTTTTAAACAAAACTTTTGTAGTGTGCTAAACGGTGTAAATTCTTCTTTGCAATTGAAACATTTTTTAGTTCGTGTTTTCAAAGTTCCATATTGTTTAACTCTATTTGTCTTTTAAAATTTTGTATTTCCTGCATCTGCTCTAAATTTATACGCTGAAGGTCAAAGTTAATTTGTCTTGTTGCTCTAAATTCTTTTTCTAACGTTTGGTAAACAACCATTGCTTTTTTTATTTCGTACAAACTTTGCTCCATTGACGTTATTAAATCAGTTCGGTTTGGGTGTTTCGTTTTTATGTCTTCAATGCTTACTTGTAATTTTAAACAAGTGTGGTTTAAGTTTATTCTGCTACTTAATAATTCAAGTTCCATTTTTTTATTTTTTAAATTGTTTGTTTACAAGCAAAAGTTTTTTCATATACATTTGGCGCTGGATTTGATTGTTCAAAGTAACACAATTTTTCTTTATCAAACCAAATTTCAATCATTCCAATATTTCCGTTTGAACGTGGTT